GGGACGTGTCGCTGTTCGTAAACCCACACAAGGCCGTCGTCCTCGGTACCCAGCAAAGAACCCTTAGGTATTTGAATGAAGTAAACCCCACCTGGCCCCTCGTAAATGTCGGTCGCCAGGTCAGGACACGTCGCGTACGGCACATCCTCCGGGTTAAAACTTACGGCAAAAGTCGCGAGGATCTCAAGGCAGAACATTGACGAACGGTGGGTTGTGTCATCAGTGCAGCCGCCACCGCACCACATGGGAGCACGTCCCGGCGTGCTCGGCCCAGTGCATGGAGAAAACCACGCGATGCGTCCGTAGACCACGCCAATATGAGGATCATTCGTTGGGCTAAGTAGCTGGTAATTCGTCTTACCACCACCGTTACATTCACACGCGCAGGGCGTATTCGTAATCAACGGATCACAACAGACGTTCGCACCCGCTACGCAAACCCCGCATGGCTTCCCGAAAACGCCGTGGATTTCCCGCAGATCAGCAAAGTTAAGAGTTGAAACCGGGTCTGTACTTGAGTCTGGGCATGGACCGTTCACCCATCCAACCGTGGCGCTGATGGTCTTTGCCACGCCGATCGCCCCGAACTCTTTGGCCGCATTACCGTGATCACTTACTGTATTAACCGCAATACATCCACTTTCGGGGTGACCTGGTGGGCAATCAAACTGAGTACCCATCCAATGCGTGGCCCATTGAAATCGTGCTTGGGCGTTTTGCTTTAGCGGATTAGCCGGAGTACAGATCCAAGTCGGATACTGCCCGCCATCGCTTGGGTAGACAATAGCCTGCGGTGGGCAGTCCTCATAGATGGTTCCTTCCCAGCCGGGCCCACCGCGGATACACCCACTGATCGCGCCGACTGGCAAAGCCGGATCGCCTCGATCGCAATTTTCACCTGGACCCGGTTCGTATTTGCTGCACGATGCCGGCCGGCAAGTGACTTCCAGCTCCACAGAAAAGCCGAGCGGTCCAAGTGTTCCGCAGTCAGCCAGAGCAGCATCGCAGTTCCCTTCCTCACAGTTGGGATCGGTGCAGCCGGTGGGGCAACAGCACTTCTTGTGACTCATTTGCTGCCCTGCCGACGGCAGACGATGTAGCCACCCACTACGCCGATTACGCCGAGCATGATGCCGAACCACAGACTCCCAATCAACGATTCCATTGATGCAATGATCATTTTTTCCCTTTGCGTACGAGTGTCTTCTTGCCTTTGGTTAGCCCAAATGAGCAACCGGCCCCGAATGTTGTGAGTAGCAACGCAACCATCCAAATCGTGTATTGGGTTGTAGTCAGCATTCCTTATCTCCGTGGTATGTACATGTAGATCAGTGCACCGACGACAAGCACCGATGCGCCGATGCTCATGTAGGTCAGCGTGCTGAAGATCGGATGGGTGTCATCACTGACGTACGGTATGGCTTGGTGCACCGCGTCTACGTTCTGCTCTATCGCCAGTAGTTCAGCATTCGCGGCGAGTAGATGCCCACGCGCGACAGCAACACTCGCGCTTGTCGCTGTGGCTGCCTGGCTAATTCTCGCCGTCTGCGAGGCGCAGCCGGTGAGCAGCAGGACGATGACGGCGAGGTAGATCAGACGAACTCCCTGCGCGGCGTGACCGGTAGACAGGTCGGAAGCGTGGCAAGCAGCGCCGGCGTTATCGTCTCGCAGCGCACGTTGGCGTGGATGCGTAGATCTGCGGAGGAAATCTCCACGCCGTCTATATCGAGCACGGCACCGATTGTGCCGATCATGTCGATGTAGCGCGGTTCAGGGATCAGCGCGAGCGCCGTGTTCATCTGCGCCAGTGTCGTAGTGCGTAGGTAGTAGTTCGTCATGTGGTCTTCGCAATCATCTCAGCGTCGCTGAGAAGTTCGGAGTAATACTTCACGCTCTTGATTGAGTTGTTTAGGTAGCCATCCCAGGTACCGGAGCCACTCACGCCGGTAGTCGAAGCGCTTCCGATTGTCATCCAAGTTCCGAGCGTTGCGCCGATGTCACTTGTGCCGGATACCACTACAGCGTTTCCGTTTAACGCATATTTGATTGTTGATGGATTGGCGCTTGTCCAGTTAAACGCAGCCTTATTCAATCCTGCTGCATTACCCGCAATCTTGTTTGCGACGCCCGATCCTGCACTGTTATAAATGCCGCTCGCTGCACTGGCGTTCGCGTGCTTTAGGTGAATGTGCTTCGTAGCGGCCGTGTCAATGGCAAGTACCGACCGATCACCAGCGCCGTATTCGCCGCGGTAATACTCGACAACGATTGTTCCTGGCTTGCTGTAAAGCCCCGTCCACGCAGTACTGCGAATCACGGCATCGTCGGCAAGGCGAGTGAGTGCGGCGGTAGTAGTAGGGATGTAAGAACTTGCAGTAGAATTTGCCTCTAGTTGTGCGCCCCAAATGTAAATGCTTTTTGATGATTCACCTACGAAAGTGGCTTGCGCGTTTGTATTGAAAGTAATGGCTCCATCATTCACCAACATGAAGTGTGGGTAGAGCGTGGTATCCGCAGTAGTCATTGTGACGGAACACCGATACCAACCATTTCCATAGGCTGTAATTAAGTAGCCCGTTCCGGTTGGTGCTGGCGAAGCCGTGCTTGATGATGTTTCAAACGATCCGCTACCTGTCAGATTAAATACTGCCGTGTATCGTGCTCCTGCTGCAATGCAAACACCAATACGGTTGTATCCATTTGCTTTGGCGAACACGCTTAGTGTGTATTTAGTCGCGTTTGATACACCAACGATCGAATAAATCAAATGTGACGAATAAGAGAATCCAGGAATCGCAGCCATTGTCGGAGCACTTGCAGTATTTGACGGATCGACCGAAGATCCGGTGCTCATTGTGACTTCTTGCGTTGTGTAGGTAGCCGATCCCATTGTGCTTGAACGCAAAGCAAGGTTTGTCGCAGCCGCCTCAATGAGCAAACCCTTCGCTACGCCGCCCGTGTAATCAAATCGCGCAGCACCAGCACTGGCAACCGTCTTCACGTACCCACTGGCATCGATGAACGTTGCCCGCGCCGTGGAGTCTGCGCGTGTGAAGGTGATTTCAGTCGGAAGCGTTCCCGCACTTAGGTCAAGCGAAATGGTTGCCGTGTCGCCGCTGCCGAAGAGCGCTTTACGCATCATTGAGGTGAACATGGTTACGGAATGCTTTCTGCTGTGATGCGTGCGAAGATGGTCGCGATATGTCGGTTCTCGCTGCCAATGTTTGGGTCGGCGTAAAGGACGATGGTGCCCCACGAATTGGCGTCTACGGTCAGCGTTTGCGCCGCAGTCCAGGACACCTTCGCCGTAACGCCTGAAACGGAACCTGTGCCAGCAATCGTGGCGGTACCGACGGTGATCTTTCCGGCGGCCGCAAAGCCTGTCCAATCAAAGTTCACGCCGTCAGCGTGGACTTGCATAGAGATGGCGAATACTTCACCCTTACAGATGACTTGTGGCGGAATTGGAGTAACGAGGGTGAGGTTTGCCATTAGGTGCACCGGATAGGGTTTGGTCGATCAAAGAAGGGGTATGCCTGGCCGAACGAGTCATAGACGACGTAAACCAACACTTTCGCCTCTAGGCCAGATGTGGACCAGGCGCTACCGGCATAACTGCTTCCCACCGGCCCGATCGTCGCCGTCGGACTGCTCAGACTCATGCCGTCCACCTCGGTTGCGGTGTTGTGTTCTTCTCTGATGTTGCGGCAGTTCGTGTAGCTGAAACGTGAATCGGTGGCGCTCAGGGTGATGCCAGTGCCAAGTACGCCGGCGGGCGTCCACAGTTTGATTGTGTATCGCCATCGGTTCGATTGACCAACGATGAGGGTCGCGCTGATTACTTCGCACAGTCCCTGGGTGACTATCTGACCCTTGAGGACCTGCTGATTCGCCCACACCATCGCCTCGCCGTAACGGGCCGTTGCGTTCGCAGCCGCTTGCCAACCATTGCACACCACGGCATTCGCCTTGCCGTACATACCGCCATGGAACAGTGGTTGCGAGTAGGACATTAGAAGAGCATCGGCGGGTACGCCTTGATCAGATCGGCTTCAATGGTCGCCGGCAGGAAGTCATCCATGAAATCTGTGGTGAGTGGGTACGGCTGATACCACCCCACCTTCTCGCATTGATTGATCTGTAGGCCAGCAACAGTCACACCAGGCAAAAGGATCGGCTGTCCGGTCGGATTTGGTACCGGCATCTGCTCGACGTGGTAGTAAGAGTCAAAGATCCAAGTGTGAACGATTCGCCAGATCTCGCGGTCGAGCGAAGCCGAGAAGCCTTTGTAAAGCATGGTCCCGATTGACGCATCCATGAACGCGACGCTGTTACGCTTGTTGATAGCGTCATAGAACACTTGAAAATCAGGATCATCTGGCGTCGTAGTATTGATCAGCGGCGTGCGGTCCCACTTGTATTCGAGCTGCCGTGTGACTTGCGGAAGTTCCTTCACGCGAGGCATACCGTTCAGATCAACCTTTGTTCCGCCAATATCAGCCGCTGGCGGCCACGCAACAGTGCCATCTACCGGGAGTGTTAAACTTGCTGTGCTTGTGGACCTTCGATACTCGGCGTATTGCCGGCCACTAATCGCCATCGTCTGCTTGGCTCCATAGCCCTGCTTTGAGGCGTCCACCGGCAGCATGGTGGAATAGACCGCGGTCACTCGCCAGGTGTAAGGCACAGACACTTCGGGCACCGCGTTCACCGAACGGCAGACCATCGATGCAATAAACGTATTGATAGCCGCCGGTGGTGCGGTGTGAATTGCAGCCGCCGGGCGAGTCTGCACCATCGGCATCCCGGTCTGGGTCAGTACCAACCCGTCGCCAGGGTATGCCTCGCCAACAGTAGTCGGCTCCCAGTACGCCAAGTAGACCGCCGTCAGCGTGGTTTCATCGACGTTCTCGAAGTTCCACTGCCGGGAGTCTTTCACTTCGATCATTCCGTAGCCCATTACTGTGCCCCCGATTTCAGGCTTCCAGCGATCTGCCGCAGATACTCTTCCGAGCCGGCCATGCCGCGTCCCGGTGTTGGTGCTTGGTACGCGTAGTTCTGAGCGTTCGATAGTTCATCGACTTGCCCGAGCAGTTGAGATCGAGTGTCCATAGCGCCTCGAATATCACCGCTGAATAGTTTCTCAATCCCAGAAAACCATGTTCCGCCCATCTCAAGCAACATATCGCTCGTAGCGCCCAAATTTGCACGCCCTCGACCAACCGCTCCCATTCCTGCGTTGATGCCGGCAGCGTTTCGTTCAACGCGTGCCCCTGCACCGGCAGCAATATCTCCGGCAGCCTGGGAAGTCTGAATCGATCCAGGCGTGACGGCCGCGCCGATCTTGATATCCGCTTTCATCTTCTCAGCGTTCGCCAGGTTCTGCGCGCCCATAGCAGCGCCCGAATACTTGAGCGCCGCGCCATTCAGTTCCGCCATTCGGCGCTCGACGCCTTGGAACACTTGCGAGATCCCCTGGAACGCCATCTGCGTCATCTGTAGCGTGGCAGTGATCCCAGCAGCCGCCGCGCCACTCCGGGCCGTCTTGTTCAGCTTGCCGAGTTCCGCGGTGGTCTTGGCGACGCCACGCGTGATACCACTGGTATCCATCTCCGCGTAGATCACTGACTTCATGCTCTTATCTGCCACGGTTCATTCCCTTCTTTCGCAACCAAGGAACCAATTCAGAAGGCCGCTTGTGAGTCAACGCGGACGCAATGATCGTCAGTAGGTATTCGCACCGTTCATCGGTGGTCAGTTCCTCCGCCAATCCTGCGTCCATTTGCATCCTCATTTCGGGGCTTGCGTTTCGGTAGAGCCGCTTGGTAGCGGCGTTGTAAAACGGGGACGGTTCACCTCGTCAATGAGCGCGCTTGCCACTTCGTGATCGAGCGCGCCAACGTCGGCACCAGGGGCAAACAGCGGCGAGCCATCCGGAAGCGTGAACAAGCGCGTCCACCAGAACTGCATATCGCCCGCCAATGAAATATCCGCCAGGGTCGCACGCCGGACCACCACCGGCCCGATGCCGACAATCTCCACCGTGCGCGGAGCCGAGGAAATGACCTTAGACGGATCGAGGCTCACTGCTGCTCCCAGCTCAGTTCCCAGGTGCCGGCTCCGGTGCCGTCATCGCTGAACGATGCGGAAGTCACTTGGATGTTCCACGCTACCGGACTACCGGATACGTCCATGCTGTTCCAATACGCGAAGTTCCCCTGATCGGTGTACTTGAGTGTTAGGACGGCGTTGACGCTGTTTGCCAAGGAAGTCGGCATCAAGTGAGCCCGCAACAGGTCATCCGCAGTAGAAGTTTGACGGAACAACGTCAGTGATCCGGAAATCCGGGTGCGTCCAGGCGCGTACTTCTTGCGCCAGTCACCGATCGCCGTCACTTCGAGCGAATCCTTCTCGATGTTCAGCGTGAAGCTCTTGACTTGCATGGTGATGCCGGCGGATGCCGTGAAGCCCGAGAAGAGGATGACGCCGCCGTAGCCTGAGATAAGAGCCATTAGTATGCCTTTGCAAGGATTGTCATTACGAGTGATACGACGCGCTCGGCGTCACTTTGTCCGTCGTCTGGAGTTTCCGTCCGCGCCGAAGCGTTCACGGCCACTAGCACCAGAATGATGTCGTCCGCAACGTTGTCGATGTTCCCTGTGAACACCGAGAGTAGGTCGTCCACTACTGTCCACGCTTGCAGTGCGGTATCCGCTACGCAATCGGCGGTCACTTGCATCGTGTAGTGCGGGATCACTTTGCCAGTCATCGCCACCTCGAAATCCACCTGGGTGACCTCGTAGACAATGCATGGTGTGGAGTTGCCGGCGCGGCGCAGTCCCACGGACACCTCGTACCCCGCGGATACCATGGTGGTGTAGAGCGTCTGTGCTGCGAGGCTGATAGACACTATTTACCCCCCAGCAATTTCTTGGCTTCCACTAGCACCTCGCGAGCCATCGCGTCGGTGATTCGTCCGATTGCCGAGCGCGCCCAGTTCAGCGCCCGACCACTGCCAGGTATGCGTCGCGAGCCACCGCGTGGCGCTCGGAAGTTTGGCGAGGTCCAGCGCCCTGTAGCGTCGCGGTCCTGGCGTTTTGACCAGGTATTGCCCTTGCCTGGTGACGGGTTCGCGGAGTTCGTGTACTTCTGTGATCCTTTGCCGCCATGCCTGTATCCCTGCTCGAGCAAATGGAACACGCCCTGCCGGCCCCGCGCAGCCTTGCCGCCCTTCTTGCCGTAGCGCACGCCCAGCTGCGCGATCAGTTTGGCTTCCGGGCCTGCCCCACCACGCTTGATCACGATGCCTACGGCGCTCGCCATTGCCTTCCGGTGGAGGTTCTTGCCGCGATAGGGTCCAGTGCCGACTACGCCGCGCAGTTCCGTCACGAACGGACGTAGCGCCCTGCGGATGCCCGTGCGGCGCGCCTTCTCATTCAGTTCCGCGCTCAGCCGGCCAAGCGCTTGGGCTACGGTCGAGTTGTCGACCTGCAAGTGCATCTGCGTCGCGCCCGAGTTCACAGCCGGCCGTCGGTACGGTCGCGCCATCACGGTCATATCGCGATCGTGTTGCCTCATTGCGTCACCTCGGTCGCGATCACGCGCAGTCGCTTCTTGCGCCCGCTGTCCGGGTCCACCACGCTCGAGACGTTGTACGCCGTGCCATTCAGGATCAGCCGGCTGCGCGCATCCAGGATCGGGCTCCAGGCCGTCTCAATGTCCAGGTCAGTCCGGATCGACACGCCGAGATCGTCCACTACTTCCCGTTGCGTCGGCTTGATGATTCCGCGCACAGTGCCCACGGTCAACCACGCCAAATCCGCCTGCCCAAGGTCATCGACCGTCTGGGTGGACGTTTGCACGGTGAACACTTCGCGCCAGAATCCACAGCCGGCCATGGATCATCCGATCGATTGTGTGCCGTGCATCCGCCGAATAGTCTGGATGAACGGGTGAGGCTCCGGGGTTACGGCGTCATCGCCACGGAATGATTCAATGTGCCCGACTTGGAGCTTGATGGCAAGCCACTCTTCGTCCGTGATGTCTTTCAATTCCTTGGCGGTCGCGGCCATCCACGCCGACAACGATGCCGTGAGCGCAGCCGAGATGGCTGGATCGTCCTCGTTGTGCGTGCGTTTCAGCCACGCCCTCACGTCCGCTAGACCAGGTTGGGTAGTGGGTATCGACATGGCACCTCGCTATTGCGGGGTGAGGTCGAAACCCCACCCCGCAACTGCTTGAGAGGATGATTAGGAAGCAGTGACTTGGAGCTGAACGATCGACTTCGCGCGGGTGAACGCGGAGTTCGCGAACATGGTGCCTTGGAACTTGACCTGACCACTACCGGCCAGAGTTAGGGCATCCCTGTCGATATTCATGCCGGTCCACTCCCGGGCGCTGAATGCATCTCGCACGTTGCCGCAGATCAGCATGGTGTTCACGCCGGAGGCTGCAACGAGCTTGTAAGCCGGCGCAAACTCGGTCACGTACACCGGCAGACCCATGAGCGTAAACGATGCGCCAGCCACACCAACCGCATCGGCGGATGGAATGAACACTGGGACGCTGTTGATCGTCAAGCCACAGATTGCCGCGTAAACGTCTTGCGACATTACCCACGCGCTCGAGTTCCAGTACGAAGCTGGCAAGAGGCTATATCGCATCTCGCGCAGATTGGCAACAGTTACGCCGGCAGTAATCGCCGTCGCGCGCGTTGCACCGCCAGCAGCAACAGCCTTGACGGTTGCGGCAGAAGTTGTGGTGAAGAGTCCAACTGGTTGATGAGTGGTTACACCGTTTGTGCCAACAGTTCCAAGTCCGCCGACGTAACCAAACTCAAGGTTGCGTGCGAATTGGCGCATCAGGTTGTCGACGATTTCAGCCTCAACATCGAAGTTAGCCTGGGCGAGAAGTTGCTTGGTGACGCTGGTGTAAGGCAAGCAAGCAGCCGGAGTCAACGGAACTTCCGCGAATGCCGGATTGATTTCCGTGCTGGCCTGTGTTCCGGCATCACTGACCGTCCACGCTGAGGTGTAAGCGGCAGTTTCGAGCGTGTTGTAGCGAAGGGTCTGGTAGCCCTGCACGCCGGTCCGCAGCTCCGCTAGGTTTCTGACGACCGTAGCACTGTCGATGTATTTCATCACCATGTCTTCATACAGCTTCGGAATCATCACAGCACTGCTGTCCTGACTCTTCAATGCTGCACGCACTTCAGGCTGACGGCCGCCGCGCATGTAGCCCATCCACTGGTCGCGGTAATCGTCGGTGCTGCGGTACTCATCGCGCTGATTGCGGCGATCGATGGTGCGCTGGATCGGGGTCGCAGCCTCGCGGATGCCGTCAGCGGCAGCCATCGCGGCGTCACGCGCCTCGAGGATCTCCTCGATCTGTGCGACGATCTCGGCGCGGTTCTCTACTTCAGTTCCTTCGACGTTCTGTGCGCGCAGTTCTGCGAGCTTTGCATTCATGGTGCGGATGTTCATTGGCTTGATTACCTTTGTGATGACCGGCGTTTCTAGATGGCGGACTTGAGCAGTGGGACCCTTGTAGGCTCCCTGCTCGACGATTGAAATTTCTCTGAGATTGACTGAATTGAGCGTGCGTTTGTCGCCGGCCCACGAATCCCCACCAGGCGGAACGTGAAAGCCAAATGACATTTCAGACACCACGCCGCGCTTGACCAAGTCCAACACGCCGGCGTCACGCTGCGAATCGCCGAGCGTGGCGGTGTATTTAAGACCTTGAGCGTCTGACTCCAGGGTGAGCGTTCCGCTCTTGGTGTTTGCAAGAATCTGCTTGGAATCGTGCATGAACCACAGCGACGCACCGGCTGCGATCGATGCGTCGAACGCACCAGGCGCGATACGCTCGGTGAAGTTTCCCTTGGCACCCATCAGGGGTTGGCTCCACGAGTTGTAGAGCGCTGCGTAGCCGGTGATGGTCTTGCCTTCAACGGTTCCGATGGATGCCTGGCGTGTTTCGAGATCACTCATATGGTGGGTCGCCTTCGTCTGCGTCTGCGAGATTCGCAGCGGGTGTGATGCCGGAGATCACCGGCGCCGGATCGTCAAGGCCTGCAATTCGTGGCAGCCCGAGCCGCACGCGTGCGTCGTTCGGTGCGAGCACGCCGATACCGACCAGCGCTGCGTAGGCTTTGCCGGCCGTGCGGAAGTCGCCCTGTGTGATGGGGACAAGATCGGTAGTGATGCGTTCACCTGGTGGGAGCAGCTTGCGGGAGAACTCAGCATCGATGCCGGCGCAGAACGGAGCGAGGCAGTGCGTGACGTACGCCTGTGCCACTTCCGGCTGTGATCGTCCTTCACCCTGCCCGAGCAGTTGAGCCGGCACAGAGAATGCCCGAGCGACTTCCTCTACACCGAGCCGCTTGCACTCCATGAGTCGCGCGGCTGCGTCTGCTGCCATCTGATTGACCTTCATGCCTTCCCCGAAGAACGCCGGGAAGCCCAGTTTGTCTGCGCCACTGTGTTGCTCTGCCCACTTGGTACGCATCGAATCGCGCGCCGTAGCCGTAAGGGGCCCGGGGTGCTCGATCGCAAGCTTTCCGACAAAGCCTGATTTAGCCAGTTCCTCAATCGCTTGGTCCAGAATGGCTTGAGTCCCAAGCACGCGAGAGCACTGGTCGATAGGAGACACCCCGAGCCATGGGGAGCGCGGGTCCGTCGAAGCCCGCACATGGACGATGGAGGAATCGTCCACCACTTGTCGGTCAATGATGTAACGCGCCTGAGTTCCCTTGATTTCTACGCTGACGGCGCTCGGGTCAATCGGTTCCAGGGCCACCGGGTCACCGGTGCGGAGGTCGCGCCGGATGAACAGGTAGCCGTTTCCGAAGTAGAGAGCCGACGCAGCCAGCCACCGACGCACCTCGTACCCACTCAGGAAGGAACTACTGTCTCCTCTGAGCAGATCGATGACGGGTGAATCCTTGACGATGGATCCATCCCGTCGCGTGACGGTGAGATCCAAGCGCGCTGAATCTGTACTGATCAGATTCACGGCACGCACAATGGCGGGGCAGCCGAGTAGATCAGTGGACAGCGTTGTCAGCGTCAGCGGAGTGAAGCTGATCAGCGTTTGCGCTTGTGACCGATAGAAGAATCTGCCGAACCATGACGCCATGACCGTACTACACCACGACATTTCACGAATGCAATAGCGCCTACATACACCGCGTCAACGGTGTGTAGACACTATTTCAGATTGTGTATGCGGCGTACATACGCGCAGTAATCAGAAGCCCGGCTGAGTCTCGTACATCGATCCTCCCATGATCTGCAGATCGTTCAACACGCGCGCCGCCATGACTTGAGCGGTGAGTGCATCGATGTTGCTACTGCTCTTCGCCTTGACCGGCATGGCCAGTCCAGTGAGTCCGACATAGAGCCGAGCCGACGCCAGGCAAGCGCGCAGCACTGGGTCCGGCTTGCATCGGATGCGTTCGGCGCGGATCCAATCGCTCCACACGGCCCAACCGCCACCCATCCACACCATCGTCTGCGGCGCTTTGTGCCATTTCCACCCGTGTTTCCGCTCCATTTGGGCAGCCCAGGCGCTCGCTTTACCAACCGGATCGGCCACAAAAGCGCGGATATCGTAGGTCCGGCAGATCTCTACGAGCCTCGCTTCGACCAAATCAAGGTCGATTGTGGGCCCACCGGCGAGCGAAAGTGCGTGTTCTTCGACCCATTTCTGCAGTGGTTGGCGCGTTCGCTTCTCATCGAAAGCAATATCAGCGCCGGCCCACCAGTGATATCCGCGGGTGTGCACCTTCGTTCCATCCCAGACCGCCAGGCACAGCGACGTCAGATCGCACTGCGATCCGAACGCGAATCCCCCCTGGCTGAAGTCGACCGCCACCACGCCGGCCGCACCGGCCAACATATCCCAGTCCTCATCCACCGAAACGCGGTCAAGAAGCTCGAGCGGCAGCGCGCCGGCGAGGTCATCAGTGAACGTGGCGAGCTCTTGGAGCCAGGTTTCCTCGCGTGCGCGGGGGTCTGCGGTCGCCAGCGCGTTCGCGATCTTGCTCCGAATGTCACGGATTGAGATCAGAACGCCGGCGCTTGGGTTCGCGTGCTGCACCGCCAGGTCAGAGTCCGGATGGTCCTCGGCATCCATGCCCCACAACAGAGCCCACCACCCTTCCGGTAGCGGCGTCCCCTGGTCTAGCCCGACTTCGCACGCTTGCCAGTAAGGCCACAGTTCCCGCGTCTTCTGATCGCGGTCCGGCGTGGTGATGAACAGCATCTGGCCGGTGCGCGTCTTCGTCACCGATGACATGGCGCGCAAGATTGCCGCGTCCATGCGGCTCGCCTCGTCGGCTATCAAGAGCCGGGGGCATATGCCGTCCATGGCATTGTCTGTGCACGGCATCGCCTTAAGCGCCGCCTTCTTGTGTTCGATGAGCCCGATCGTGGTCGACCCACCCCCACCAACGAAGCGCCAGCGGTCCTCGCCCTTGTGCATCTTCATGATGCGCCCGTGGATGATGTTCGCTTTCTCCTGCTGCGTTGCGACGCACGCCAGCTCCACATCGTCACCCGTCGCGAGCAACCACTCGAGCAGCGCCACCACTAGCCCCGTCTTGCCGGCTCCACGGGCCACCGACCACAGCGCGTAGCGCGTAGCCGGAGTGCCATCGTCCGCGCGCCGGCGCGCCAGCAGCACCGCGCACGCGTGCACTTGCCAGGGCAGCAGGGTCATACCCATCACCTGGGCGCGGCTCACGAACGCGTCAAGCTCCGTGACGTCCCAGGCAATCCCCGTGCCGGCCGGGTCCGCACGCTCTGCCAGGTAACGGGCGCAAGCGGCCTTGATGCGCTTCGGCGCCGGCACGATCCCGCCGACCACGCCCCTGGCGTACGAATCCGAGCGGTCGATGGCGGGGTATGCGCCCTGATTACCTACTTTCCCGGGCTCAGTGCCCTCACCGATGCTCCCACAAGGCGTC